TCAGGAGCGGTCTTCCGCTCCCTTCGGCTTCCGCGGCGGCAGCCCCTGAGGCGTCACACGGCGCGTCCGGTCCATCGCCTTAGGCTCGATCCGCCGGCAGGCGGCCCACCGCTCCACCATGCGTTTTGCTTGCCGCTCCGAGCCCACCCGCGCCTCGATCGACGCGTCCCGATCCCCGTCCGGGAAAAGGCTCACGCGCCACTGCGTCCCATGCGCCAGCTCGCGGATCATCACGAACGGCACGCCGTTCTCCGCCGCGCCGTAGATCTGCGGCAGCGGCGCACTTAGGGCGTCGGACGGCTTGTACCAGGTGACGGAGGACATGGCGCGGGACGATACGCCGGCCGAATCTCAGAAATGTGGACGGCGCGCACCGGCTACGCGAGGACTCGGCCGTAAGGCCTGACGGCGGCTACACTTCGCGAATGACGCTGCGGGAAGAACACGCCCTCACCATCGCCGAGATCGTTCGCGACGCAGTCGCCGCGGGCGACGCCGCTCTCGCGCGCGACTTCGAAGAGGCTCGATTCCGCACCCAGCTGGCTGCAGCGAAGGCTGACCGTGCCGGATTGGCTGGCGTAGCCTTCGCCGCTGCGCTTCTCCTTGAGGCCTTGGGTGATCCAGGCAGCATTCCAGAACCAGGGTACGGGGAGGCCATGAACCGCCTCGCGATCGCTCTCGACGCGGTCGGCTTCGATCCGCTCTGACGACCGTCAGGAGCGCAGGACGCTCCAGGAGCCGTCCGCCTGCTCCGACTTCACGATCACTTCCTCGCCCGCGCTCTCGAAGAACTGCGCGAGAACCACGGCCGCGGTGATCGCGTCGTCCTCGGACGCGTAGAAGTGCTCGGCGCGCTTGTTCATCGTCACCCGCCATAACCCTCGATCCGTCGTGGGACGAGCCACGTAGATGACTACGTCCGTCATGCCTTGCCGAGCGCCTTCCGCACGTCCGCAGCCATGACTCCGACCCGCTTCACGACCGCGCGAAGCTCCTCTCCCGATACGTCGAGCACGCGGGTCCAGTACTGGACCTCGTAGTCCTCGTTCACGTTGATGCGCTGCGCGTCGGCGGGCCCGCGGTTACTCTTGTCGTCGCTCATGATGACCTCTCCCGTAGTGGTCCTGAGCGTCCCGATCCAGCCGTCGACTCTTCGCGAAAGTTTTCTAAAGGTTGACTGGCCTTACCAACTCCGGACCTTTGTTCTTCGGGGAGCCCACGGCCTTCGGCACGGGGTAGTAGACGAGGTCGGCCTCAGGGGCCGCAGCCAGCGTTGCGCTGGCATCCTCAGGCGAGCCGTCCATCCACACCTCCCAGAGGTCGGGCGGGAGGATCACGGGCTGCCGGTCGTGGATGTCGCCGGAGACCTTTCCAGGCTCGCCGGTGATGATGGTGAAGGTGTGGGACCAGTCCTCGGCGTCCGAGGCGCGCCAGCCCTCCCACAGCCCGGCGAACATCAGCAGGTGGCCGGCGGGGTCGTGGATGAAGTACGGCTGCTTGTTCGGCGACTCCCCTTTCCACTCGAAGTAGCCGCTCGCCGGCACCAGGCACCGGCGCTTCTTGAACGCGTTCCGGAACGAGGGCTTTGTGGCCACCGTCTCGGCGCGCGCGTTGATCGTCTTCGCGCCGAGCTTCAGGTCCTTCGCCCAGGACGGGACGAGGCCCCAGCGGAACGCCTTCGCCTCGTAGCCGTGCCGGCCGTGCGCGACCACCAGCGCCTTCTGGGTCGGCGCGATGTTGAACTGGTCCTCGCGTAGGTGGATCTCGCTCATGATGTCCAGTTCGAGCTGGTCCAGCACCTCGCGAGCCTCACGGCTCAGGCTGACGGGTCCGAAGGTGGCGTAGCGGCCGCACATGGGCGCAGCATACCGCCGCGCCGTGACGGCGGCGTCAGGCCGTCTGCTCGACCGGCGCCTCACGCCTTGCCGCGGAACTGTTCGCCCCGATGAGCTTCGACAGCCGAATCCCAAGCCGGTCCACGTAGCGATCAAAGGCCATCGCCACCAGAAGCACGACCGGGATCGTGATGGCCATAGCGATGGCCGCTACGGCGACTCGCGGAAGTCCGGCATGCCACAGCCCTACGATCAACGCCGAATACACGGTCAGAAGAATCGGTAGGTGCACGAGGTACACCGAATAGGAGATCCGCCCAAGGAACTGGGCGCCACGACTTAGAAACACGGCGTCGAAAAAGCCACATCGCACCACATACAGCAGCAGCGCGCCGGCGGCCACATGGAACACCGACTCACGCGGCACGACGTCCAACGGGATGATCAACGTCCAGTCGTACAGCGGCGACAGATCGAACGAGCCGCCGATGACCACTCCCAACAGGCATAGCGCGATCACCCAAGGCGAGCGTGTCGTTTGCGCCACGCCGACGTGACTGCCGATCAGGAACGCCATGTAGTAGGGCCAGTCGGCTGGGAAAACTTGAAAAAGAAGCGCTGACACCACCGCGAACCAGATCCATCCGCCGATACCCGAAAGTCGGAGCGCCACATAGGCAAAGACAATCATGGAGCCGATGAGCTCGATCTTCATAGTCCAGAGCGACATGTTGTACAACGACGTTCCGGTGAGGATCGCACCGTAGGCGCCGTCAGCTATCGCTGATGGAAAGTGCGGATCGAAGTGCCAGAAGAAACCCAACCACGACGACCGCGTCAGCTCGGAAGCGACATGCCCCCACGATGCATGAATCGACATGCATGCATAGGCAAATAGTACGCTTCCCAATATCGGCACACCGAGACGGACATAGCGGCGCGCCGCTCGCAGCTTGAGAATATTGAGGTCGCCAGTTACCAGGAACTTCTTCGTCAGAACGTAGCCGCTGAGCACGAAGAACACACAAACCGCGAAGTGCCCGTTAAGGAAAATCGGAACGATCGGCATCGCAAGAATATGCTCGGCGCGACCGTTCGGCGCGCCCGGCAAAGCCGTTCCCGGATACATGGCGGCGAACCCCAAGGGGAAGATCGCGATGAGCATGTGGCACAGCAGCACGTTAAGTGCGGCTATGCCACGAAGGCCATCGGCTGCTTTGTCCTTCTGCATTTCTGGCTCCCGAGCTTCGGCAGAGTATACCGAGAGCCGAACGCCTGGCACCTCAGAGAGCCACATCCTGCCGGATCTGTTCGACTTCGGGATCACCCCTCACGCTGATTGTTCGGGGAGCGTGTTCATCGCATACGACGGGTCCGGAAACGCCGGCCATTCCGGGTCTGCAGCATCAAGGGGCACACGACTAACGGCGACTCGAAACTGCCTCCAGCGGGTCAAAAGCGCGCTTTCGGCTTCGGTTGCCTCGCCCAATTCCACGGCATCCTGAAGAGGTGCCATCGCCAGGGCCGCTCGCGCGAGAAGTTCGTTCCGGCGAGCAATGTTTGCCGCTCGAATCTCCTCGTGAGTGGGCTGATATGGAACCGGCGGCGAGAGTATCCACTCGCCGCTATCATTCGTTGCAGACCAGCCCTCAACGGGCTCCGGCTCCATAGACGTCACGTCCACCCACGTGATCGAAGGGTGGAACATTTCGGAGATGTCCCCGTCGGTAGTGATGATCTCGACGACCTGCTCGCTGTCGATTCGCGCATACGTCTTCATCAAGCAAACTCCTCCACAATGACGATTCCCGATGCGCCATTACCACCCGCTTGCGCTGCGGCACTGTTCGACGCGACTGCACCGCCGCCGCCGCCGCCGGCGGACGCTCCGGCGATGCCAGCGAAGCTCGTTCCACTTGCCACCGCACCTTTACCCTGAGTGTTTCCGCAGAAGATCGACGATCCACCGTACCCAGCAATGACGGCAATCGATGTAACGGAGAACGCGAACCCGCCTGTTCCGCCCTCGCCGTTCACAACATTGCCGCCGACGCCGACGCCGCCGCGCAGGCCGCCGACGATGCCAGAGGCTGCCGCAGCGGATGCCAGACCGCCCGGACCACCAGTTGCAGATAGCGCGGCACCGAACGACGAGGTCCCACCGGCCGATCCACTGTTGGTGCCAGCGGCCCCTCCCGATCCGCCGGCTCCGACGACTACCGTTGCACCTGCGAATCCAGCGGACAGAAGGCTTTGTGCGAAGCCGCCTCCCGATCCACCAGACGCGGACGCCACCTGCCCGGATCCAGTGGCGCTTACGCCCCCACCACCACCGCCGCCGCCTACGACAGTAACCCGCACCCGCTTGGTGCTGGCCCCAGGGTTGAAGGTGAACGTACCAGCGGCTGCGAACGTTTGGATACTCAGCAGACGTCCCGTCGTGCTGGCGTCGAATTCGTCGCGAGTGACCGACCAGCGACCCCAGTCGTTTGCGTTCGCATTCGGTGCCTTATTCGTGTTCGCTCGCTTCGAGAGGTACGCGCCCCCTGCATATTGAACGTAAGCACCCTGCGGGTAATCCTCGGTATCCGACCACTCCGGAAGTCCGCGCTGCATGAAGTATCGAATCGCTCGGTCGGCACGGCGATGCAGGCCGTTGACCCACTCGACCGGCGGAATGCCGCCAGTCTGGTCGAACGCAATTCCCCATCCACGCAAGATGTCGGGAAAGTCCAGAACTTCACCCGCATGGGCGCCTTCCGCCGTGACCTTCTCGTCGGGGCGGTCGTAAATCGTCATAGGAACCTCGCGAATTTGCCGCTGTTGAAACCGCGCGCACCGGGCACGCCGTAGAACCCGAACGGGTTGGCGTCGGCGGCGAGGACGAATCGGATCCGGACCCCTGCCGGCCTCGGCAGGATGTCCAGCGTTGTGATGGCGTGCCGCTTGAAGTCGGTGATGGCGACGTCGCGAAGCACCACGGTGAACGACATGTCGAACTGGTCGTATGCCTCGGCGCCCTGACCGAAGATGAAGGCAAGCGCGTCCTCGACGTTCGGCATTGTGCCGACGGTGTAATTCCGCGTGACACGGCACCGGATGAGGAAGCGATAGTCGTCGTCGTTCAGCACGACCGAGTCCGCGATCGGGTCACCGAGCCGATACCATCGGCCGCCACCATCGCCGCCGAGGCTGAAACCCTTCGCACCTTCCGCCCCTTCAAACCCGAACAGACCACGCGGCGTGATCATGGGCAGTATCCGCGACTGGCCGACGTGCTTGCCGACCAAGTCGAGGTTGATACCGGCGGCGGTGTCGATGTCGAGCACACCGCGAAGGGCGGAAAGTCCCGCCCAACCGTCCCCGAACGTCGAGGCGAGGAGATCGGCCGTAGCGGTCGCGCGCGGCTTGCCCTGGTATTGCCAGATAAGGAGGTCGCGGTAACTCATGGCGCGATCACCACCTCGATATCTTCAACGCCGAACCGTGCCAGACCGCGGGCGTCGACATCGATGTTTGCCGTACTGAGCGCCCCTCCGACAGGACCGATCAGCAACTCCTGCACCCAGAAGCCGGGAACCGTGTTGATCGGCGTGTACAGGCGGCTCAGGAGGACGTCCTCGCCTATGACGAACGGCTCGGCCGCGATGGCCGCCTTGATGCCTTCCGCGTCGATGGCGGTGAAGTTGGCGGCACGCTTCACCGTCACTTTCGCCGCGCATGCCTTGATCGTCGGCCGATCGAATCGAATCGGCCGCGTTCCGGTGCCTACCGGAACGTTCACCACCACCAGGCCGCGCATGTTCGTGCCCGCCGGCTTGTTCTGGCGAATCACCAGCGCAATCGCATCCTCGTCGCCGCCGTCGACCACCACATTGATGCCGTGCGCCGGTACGCCGTCTGCATCGACGACGTCGGTGTAGTTCTCAAGGCAGACCACCTCGCGAACGTCCGGGAGCTCCCCGACCCGCGCCTCGATCGCTTCAGCGCTGGCCGTGGCCGGCCGTGCGCGACTGCGGAAGAACCGTGCGCGCAGTTGCGGATCCGTCTCTTCCTCCGTGCCGATCTCCGCCGCCGTGAGGGTGGTTGCCGATTGCCAGCCGAGCACGACCGTCTGGATCGCGAGAATCGTCGCCTCGGGCACCGCAAAGGCACCCAGATCCTCGCTTCGGAAGTCGGCCCGCGCCGAGCCGTCGCTGTTCAGCACCGCGTCGGACACGGCGCGCCAACGAATTCCGTTGGCGTCAGCGACGATCGAGCCCGCCGGGATGATCGATCCCGGACGGCCACTGAGGATCACGTCGCGAAGATAGCTGTAGCTGGCCAGCCGGCGGAGAAGCCCGGCGTAGGCCGCCCGCTGCTCGAGCCAAGCTCCGGCGGCATAGTCGGGATCGAGTGCCCGGTAGACCTGCTCGCCGAGCTCCTCGATGTCCGTTCGAATCTGTACCAGAAGTCCGATCATCTGCCCGTCCGGGCTGTCCGGCGCGATGTCGATGTCGTTTCCGTAGATGCTCCGGAAGCCGTCGTCCAGCTTCGCCTTGATGGCGTCCAGCCGGTCGGCGACATAGCCGGCCGCCGTTACTTGTCCCATGGTCAGGCTCCGGTGCTGATTTGTGTTTCGATGCCGTAGATGTCGACGATCGAGGTGGTGATGGCCATGGCTCGCGTGCCGGGGTCGACTGACATGGAGAAAGCGGTAATGCGGCGAACGCCGTCGGTCCGCAGGATTTGCGCTTTCACGGCCCGCTCCACCTTCGCGAGGTCGGCCGGTCGCTCGATGAGGTCGAACCACGGCAGGCCATGCGACAGGTCGAGGAACCAGTCGCCCTGCAGCGAGAGCAGACGGGTCTTGACCCGCTGCGCTACCGACTCCGTGCGGTCGGCATAGCTGGCCCGGCCGGCGCCGAAGGTCCAGTCGCCATCGCTGTCGATTCGACGGACCCTCATGGCACCGGCTCCTGTGTCGTCGTCGAGCCGGCCGCGACCCCGCCGTGCTTGTGATGCTTCAGGCTGACGGTGTCAGCCACCACGTCGCCGATGCCAGTAATCCCGCCCGCATACTCGATGGGGCAGTCGACGACGAGCTTCGTGCCCGCGATACGAACCACGCCGGCGGCGTCGATCTTCACGAATGCCGACCCGTCGAGCTTGCGAAGCGCTGTCGCGCCACCGTCGAAGGCGGGCACAACGTTCGGCAGGGATGAGATGCCCACCCTTGCCGTCGCGTCGGAGAGGTCGTGGATTCGATAGTCGAGCGGCTCGGAGGCGTCGCCGGAAGCCCACCATCCATCAATGCAGCGGTCGTGAAACGTCAGCTCGCACTCATCGCCCTCGGCCACCGGAAACGTCAGGACGAACCCACCGCCACGCGGGAAGCTCACCGGAACGTCTTGCAGCACCGGCAGCAGCCGCGTCGTTCCGTCCGCCATTACCTGCTTGATCAGCGGCTGGACCGTCGCCGTCTGCGCGTCCTTGTCGAAGGACACGATGACGCCCGGCATGGCGACACGAAGCCGCTTCGCCGACTCGTCGGCGAACGCCGCGGCGGCGTTGCCTAGGTCAGCGTTGTTCCATTCATTCGCCATCGCGCTTCACCTTCTGGAAGGCCCCGCCAACGCAGGTCACCTTGCTGAACCATTCGCTGCCGGCGAGGTCGCCGCTGTATTCGATGGACGTCACCTTGAAGACGCCGTTGTATGCGGAGACGATGGAGTCGACCTTGACCAGCCCACCGATACGCAGGTCGGGATTCACCAGCGAGGTGATTTCCAGTCCATCGTCGGTCGCCTCGGGCGATCCGATCATGCCCGTGTCTTCCGAGAGAACGACGGCTTCATCAGAGAGGACCTGGCTCGCCGGTAGCATCACGAGCTCGCCGTCCTGAATCGACCACTCTGCATCGTGGTTGGCGGCGAGCGCGCCGAGGTGGTCACGCGTGTTGCCAGAGAGAACCTTTCCCCTCGGCAGCGCCCGCTTCCTGCTGAACCCCGCGGTGCCGGGCCCAACTCCCTGCATCGTCTTCGCGAGCTCGCCGAAGACCTGCTGGTCGGTCGCGCCTGCCGCGAGCGACAGCGAGACGTGGGAGTTCTTGTAGGCGGCGTCGCCATCACCGCATTCCAGCTCGGTGATGAAATCGAGGTTGTCCCGCACCGCCGACGCATGAATGATGTCGCCGACGAAGATCTGTCGTAGCTCGCTGTATCCGACGAAGAGACGTGCGCGCGTGTACTGCTTGCTCACGAGCAAGTTCATATGCTCTCGGGACAGGTTCCAGACCCGAATCTTTCCGGGGTTCGGCTTTGCGTCGCTGGTCTTCTTGATGTCCCACGCAACGCGTAGGGCATCGATCTCGATCCCCGCCGAGGCCGTCCCCAATTCCAGGCGGAACCGGCGACCGAACTGCTTCATGGAACCACCTCAGCCTTGGGCCCGACGTACACCAAACAGCGCGTCCCGAGGTCCGTCTGGACCATGGGGTCGAGGTCGACGCCGCTCTCGTCCGTGAGCCAGAAGAAGAACGGGACCGGCGAGCGCCACAGGATGGGCACGCCCACGCAGAGGGCCACGCCTTGGGCGACCCACGCACCGTCCGTGACGCTGTAAACGTCGGCAGCCCAATGCTGACCCACCGAGTTCCAGCGCAACGTCAGCCGGAGGGACTGATCGCCCACGTCGAACGTCTGCTCCTGCAGCGACGCCTGATCGGTCGGGATTAGCCACATCAGAACAGCCCTCCCAACCTTTTCAGCAACGACTGGTTCTTCTCCCCAGCATCCTCGGGCGACGTCTTGCCCTTCTGGGACTTCGCATCGCCCTGGGCTGATGCCCTGCCCCTCTTCTTCGCCGGTAGCGAGACACCCTTGATCGTCTTCGTCTCGACGACGAACAGCTCCCGCAGCGTGATGACGAACTCGGCGGAGCCGTCCATGGTCTGCCGCGCCGCGATAGAGGTGATCAGCATGCTCTCGTACAGCTGCAGGCCGGTCTGTACGTCGATGGTGCCGCCGGCCTTCTGCAGGGCCTTCAGCTGCGCGTGGATGCGGCTCACGCGGTCTTCGCTCGACGATGCATCAGCGGCACCGGCGCCGCCGCCTGGTAGCCACTCCGCGATCGCGCGCGCCGCGCTCTGGGCGCGGTACTGAAGAATCCTCGCCTGATCGACGTAGGAACTCAGCTCCCGCTGCGCCCTCACCAGCGTCTGCGGAGTGAACGCCGCCACGGGCCCCGGGAGATCCGCGCGATCAATGAGCGCATCCGCCTCCCCGATCAACGAGTCATCCCCCGGAACAGGAGACAGGACGGGGGGCTCGTAGTCGACGACGACGCCGGCGACCGTGATCTGCTGCGGATCGAGCACCGCGTGATCGGCCACAAGCGCGCCTGACTCCACGGGGTTCTCCGTTACCGCCAGGTCCGACTGGTGGGTCTCTTCCGTCACAGCGTCCAGCGTGATGGTGCCGATCCGTCGGCTGGTGAGGGTCGTCGCCATATCAGTATGCCACCGCGCCGCGTGCGTTTCTGGAGGCGAACTGCGCCTCGCGCTTGAGGTTGTTCGCCGCTGTGTTGCCGGCGAGCGTGGGGTCGTCCGTGCGAACGTCCATCTTGACGTCCTGCTGGACGGTCACTGTCGTGTTTCCGCCCACTGGCACGGCGCCGTTCGCCGCGGCTTGAGTCGCCACCGTGGACGCGCCGGCGACCTTGTCGTTGACCGCCTGGGTGACGCCAGCGACATCCTCATTCACCACGCCGAGCGTCTTGCCGATCGACCGGAAGAAGCCCTTCACGCGCTCGACGCCAGCCATGATCCGGCCAACCGTGCGCTGCCAGAACGCCTCGATCTTCTCGAAGGCGCCCGAGAAGTTCCCGGTCAGGACGTCTGCGACGACACCGAAGAGCGTTTTGAAGTAGTCGATGGTGGGCGCGAACACCGCGAGCATGGCGTCGAACGCCGCCTGTGTGCGCTCTGATATCCAGTCCCACGCCGCGCCGATCCACTCCTTGATCTTGTCGAAGTTCTCGTAGATGACGTAGGCGAGCAGCGCCACCAGCGAGATGATCAGGCCGATCGGGTTCGACGCGAAGGCGGCGCGGAACACGAGTGCAGCCGTGCGGATGGCGGCGATCAGGGGTCCAGTAAGCACGCCGATGAGCTTCGCCACGACGATGATGATCGCCTGGTAGCCGGCCACCACCTTGCCCAGCGCGAGACCCGCGAGGACGACGCCCAAGGCCTTGAAGGCGCCCGCGTTGCCGTCGATGAGGTCCTTTGCCTCGCGGGCGAAGGCGATCAGTTTCTGCCAGAACGGCCCGAACTGGGACTCGCCGCCGTCCATGTACGTCATGAAGTCGTCGACGAGCGCCACGATCCCGGCCAGCGCCGCTGCGAACAGCACCACGGGGTTGGTGGCGAAGATAAGGCCCAGCGTGACCGCCAGCGCGGTCAGAGCGGCCTTCCATCCCACCGTTTTCGAGATCACCCGGTCGATTGCCCGGAAGAAGTTCCAGAGCGCCGTCCCTGCCGACACGAGGATCGCAACCAGTCGGCTGACGCCATCCCTGATCACGTCCTTGTTGGTGATCAGGAACGCCTTCAGGGTGTCGATCAGGTGGATAAAGGTCGGCGCCAGGCCGACGGCGATGTTCGTGCGCAGCGCGCTCTGCACCATCCGCAGCCGGTCCATGGCGTCGTTGTAATCGCCGGCGGCGTCGGCACCCTCGGCCGTTATCAGGCCGAGGTCGTGCGCTTCCTGATAGAACTTCGCCAACTCGTCGCGCCCGAGGCGCAGCGTCTGGATCATCGACTGGTCGATGCCCAGCTTCGAGAGGATCGACAGCTGCTGCTGCGCGGACAAGGCCTTGATCTTGTCCTGCACCTCGCCGATCACCTGGCGCACGGTCTTGACCGATCCATCGGCGTTGCGGGCCGACATGCCGAGCTTTTCGAAGGTCATGGCGCCGCGGCCAAGGCCGTTTGCCGCCTCACCGATCACCTGCGAAAGGCCCTCGATCGAGGCGTTGGCCTTTTCTACCGAGGAGCCGTTCAGCTGCGCGGCGTAGCCGAACTCCTGCACGAACTCCAGGCTCTGCCCGGTCCTGTCGGCCAGGTCGTTGAGGTCGTCGAGTCCACCCAGAGCGTCGCCGACGAAGTCGTTGATCTTCGCCAGCGCGCCGCCGATCGCCGCGCTCGCCGCGGCAGCGACGCCGCCGAGACCGGCCAGACCACCGGCGAACTTCGCGATGCCGGAGTCGTCGACCAGCGCACCCAGCCGAACGAGAAACTCATCGATGATCATGGGGCTTCTCGCTCGCTACGCGCTGCATCTCGTCCCACTCGGCCATCGCCGTGTGGAAGTCGCAGAGGTCGGAAAGGCTGTAGACGGTCCGCAGCTCGTGCGGCGTACAGTGGCGCCGCATCACGGGCGCCCAGATGAACCAGTCGGTGTCGTGCTCGGTCGTCAGGCCTGCGCCGGCGAAAGAGCCTTGAGCGCCGCCATGGCGCCACCGAAAAAATCGGCGTACTGGTACTTCACCCCCTCCACCAGCACCTTGAGGAGGTGCGCACGGTGCTGGTTGAAATGGGCGTCGAGGCTGTCGGACAGGCGGAATGGCGGCTGACCGGTCACCTGCACGGCGGTGCTGGAGAACACGATCGCCTCGATGTCGGCGACGGCCGGCTCGCCAAGGTTCGAGAGGAGCGTGCCGATCGCGATGGAGGTTCGGCCTTCCTTACCGCCGCTCTTCACCTCCTCGATATCCACGCCCTTGAACAGCGAGGCCGCGCCCTTCAGGGCCTTCCACGACGCCATCGCGTTGGCCGGCGTCATCACGTACTGCACGCCGTCGATGCTGAACTTCAGTTCGCGATCCATCAGTTACCGAGCCCCCTCTCGAGCTTGATGTCCAGCTGGACGAAAACCATCGTCCAGACTTCCGGGTTGTGGCCGTTGCCTCGGGTGTAGCCAGGCGGGGTCGTGAAGTAGCCTTCCGCGCCTGTCACGACGTCTTCGTTGAGCAGGTCGCGGATTTCCAGCGTGAGCGGCGTGAAGGCCTTCAGCGAGTTACGCTGCTGCGCCATGAGGCCGGCGAGGTACTTGTTGTTGGCGGAGTGCTGCTTGATCTTCAGCGCGGCCGTGCCCGACTTGTCGGGGTTGGCGACGAACACGCCGGTTCCGTTGGCGCCCACCGTGAGGGCGCCGGCGTCGGTGGCGTTCTTGACGTCGATCACGTCGGAGCCGTCGGCCCAGTCGTCGATCAGCACGCCATTGATCAGCACCGAGACCTGCTTGGGGTCGAAACGAGACATGCGGTGCTCCTTAGCGGTCGAAGTTCACCAGCACGTCCACCGAGTGGATGGCGCTGGCAAGTTTCAGGGCGACCTGAATCGGGGTCGTGCGGCGGGCCTCGCGGTCCGACGTGGAGAGGTTGTCGACGGTGTTCGCCCATACGTAGAAGCCGTCTTCCAGGCGATCACCGGTGGCGAGCGCGCCGAAGCCGTCGCCGTTCCAGACGCCGGGTGCGAACGCACCGTTCTTGACGCCTTCCCGGCAGACCTTCTGGACACGAGCGATCAGCACGTGGTTGCCTGCATCGGTCAGGGGCACCTTCGTGGGACTCGCATAGAGCGCCGAGAAGACCTCCTTCTGTGCCGCGTCCACGAACCAGTCGAGGATGTGCACCTCGTCGAAGAAGCGGCCGCCGATGACCGTTCCCTCGGCCACCATCGGCGACTCGTCGAAATAGGCGTAGTAGTTGATGCCGAGCGCCGTGCACTTCGCCGCCTCGGTCGACGTGAGCTCGTCGGCTGCCACACCGGGCAGCTGCTTGAACTTCATCGTGATCGTCGAGTTGTTCGCCGCGAAATTCACCGACAGCGCGCGGGCGAGGTACGAGAGGATCCCGTAGGAATCCGTCTTGTCGTAGATCGCTACCGTACGGTCGTTGCGCTTGTCGAAGAGCTGCCGATAGACGTTCGCCGGAACATCCTCGATCTGGTCCGCGTTGGTGATGGTGAAACCGATCACCTTCCCAGCCGCGGCCTGAATCCAGTCCGAGGCCGCTTCGATCTCGTCGTCGGTCAGGCCCGGATCCGCGACAGCGGCCGCGTACCAGCCCGGCACAACGTCCTGCAGGGCGGCAAAGGCCGCCGGCAGGGTTTCTGCGGCGATCGTGACGGCGGCACTTCCCGGCGTCGCCGACGCCTGCCCGTCCTGCAGCATGGCCGTGGAGCCGATGTACGTGCCGGCGCCACCCTGGTCGGTGGCGAAACCGATGTTGCTGGCGGTTCCCGCCGCGGTCGCGGTGACCACGAAGCGCTTACCGACGGCATCCCACGTGATCGTGGTGCCGGCGACCTTGGCCGAGATCAGCGCGGCGACGGCGGCCATGTCAGCAGCACCGGAGAAGTCGATGGCGCTCGCGTTCACCGTGTTGGCGCCGACGGTGATGCGGAACCGGCCGTCCGTGATCGCCTTGAAGGCAGCGAGCGTCGCGGTGACGATGCCGCCGCGCAGGACCGATGCCGTGGCAGCGATGTTGCGCTCGGCCTTGTTCCACCGCGCGATGAGCATCTGTTTCGGCTTCGGCGTCTGCGCCCAGAACCGGCGAGCCGCCGCCGCGGTCTGTGAGTTCGTGCCGAACAGGCTCTCGACCTCGGCCTGCGAGGCAGCGTAGACATATCGGCCGGTGGCGCCGGCGAACGGGCTACTGATGTCGGGCGTGAAGAGCGCGAGCAGTCCGAAGTCACGCCGCGCCGCAGACACGGGCGGGACGTTCAACTGCACGTTGACGATCTTGGAAAGGGGCAGCGACATTACGTGCTCTCCATGGGGATGATGTCCACCGAGCGGGTGAGCCCGGTGTTGGTGGTGGTGTCGACCTCGACCTCGTCGATACGGGGCTGGTCGGTGACCACGGTGTGCGTGTGGGAAATCTGCAGTTCGACGCGCGCTCGCTCCTCGTAGCCAGCGCCGACGATCGCGCTCAGGTCGATGACCTCGCCGGCGACGACAACGCCGGCACCCAGCGCCTTCATGCCGGCGATACCGGCCGACGAAGCCAGCACGGAGCGAAGCTTGAGGAGAAGCTCGTACGCCTCAGTGCCGAAGGCGTTGATGCTCACGGTGGAAAGGTAGGAGCTGTGGATGAACTCCTTCTCGATGCCGCCGTCGAAGGCGCGCGTCTCGGCGCCGGCCGCAGTGGTTCGAGTTCGATTCACCGTGACGAAGGGCTCGCGGCCCGTCGGCGCTGGCTGATTCGCCGGACGGACAACGCCGTCAGGTAACGCCAAAAGACGGCGCACCAGGTTGCGCAGTTCCTTCATGTCGAACCGCGATACCGTTGTAGTAGCCATATTCGGACCAGTCGGATAACTGCGAGAGCCGCCAGGTGTGGCCCTGGTACTCGATGAGGTCGCCGATCGCGACCGGGTCCTGGCTCATGACCTTCTTGCAGGGCAGATGCCGCTCACCCTCCGGGAGGAGCTGGAGGTCGTCCGGCTTCACGGGATGCACGATCGCGGTGAGCGTTCCCGCCAGATATCCCTGCGACCACGTGCCGTCCGCAAGGTAGGCGCCCTGCCCTCGCTGTACGGAGACGGCCTGAGCGAACTCCGGGTCCGCGAAGATCTCGCTTACATCAAGCATCGCGAACCTCGAACGTGATGGACTGGATCACCTGACCGGTATCGATCAGCGGTTTGCTCGATCCCTTCCGCCGGATCGTCTCCGGCTTCAGCGGCGCGAGGTCGGCGTTGCGGATGGTGAGCTGCACATCGCCAGCCGCGACCGCGCCGAGGATGCCGAGCGCTTGCGCGACTGACATCTCGCCCCGGACGACCTTCCGCAGGTTCTGCAGGTTGAGCTTCCGGTACTTGCCGACGTTCTCGCGGATCGACCGCCGCACGACTGACCGCTCAGGGATACCCATCTCCGGCGCGCCGAACTCGTGGACGGCGAGGATCCCGGCGGAGCCGATCTCTCCCTCGTCCGTGCGGCCATTCTCGGCCTCCGGAATCCCGACCATCACCGAGTGCCCGGCCAGCTCCGCGAAGCGACGCGTAAGCGCCTCGAACTTCTTCGGGTCGATGTCCCGAAGGATCGTGACCGGCTTCATGGCGCGACCACCGCGCCCATGCCAGCGAGCCGGCGCAGCGCGAGGAAACGCTGGCCGTAAGCGCTGGATGCCAGCCATACGTCAGCGGCGTCGCCAGCCGCCGGCGTCGCATACGTCAGCTGGATGTCGCCCGCCCTTTTCGAGGTGACCGCGCCGGCCGCGCCCGACTGACCGCGGCCCGACGCAACCGAGCCCTTCAGGAAGTGCGCCGCCAGCGCGGCCAGGCCTTGCGTGTAGAACGCGCCCCAGCGCGTGACCGATAGCCATGGGACGGCGTCATCGATCGCAGTCTGCACCTGGGTATCCGACGCCGCCGGCGGGGCGAACTCGGGGTATCGGGCCCGGAACGCCTCCACCGTCAGCGTCGCCATGGTCAGGTGCTCGAGCCGCTACCGGACCCGCCGTTCGAGCCGGCCCCGGAATTCGAGTGGCTGCCCGAGCTGCCGGAGCTGCTACCGGCGCCAGCACCCGAAGCGCCGCCACCGGTTTCGGGCTTGTCTTCCTTCGAGGAGACGAGCCAGCCGTACTTGAACCACTCCTTGACCGCCGGGTTCTTCTTGGCTTCCTTCAGCGCTTCGACGTCGATCTCGGCGGTGCCTCCGTCTCGCGGGATGATCACGTCGCCGACGATCAGATCGCCGAGGCGGTTGTTACGCAGGGTCACAGTTGCCATTTCGATGCTCCAGAGACGACGAAGGCGGCCGGAGCCGCCTTTCGTCGCATCGTTGTGGTGGGTTTACAGGCCGTCGGCGTAGAGCGCGGACTTCGGGTAGATGAACTCGACGCCGCTGTACTTGTACTCGCCGGGCACCTCGAACAGCAGGCCGTTCGCCTGCGGCGGGAGGAACTTGATCGGCATCGGCAGGTGCATCTTCAGCTTGCTCGGGTTCTTCGTGTAGACCATCGCGCGCTTCGTACCACCGGCGCCTGCCGTGTCCAGGTCGTAGCCGGTGCGGATGTCGAGATCGATGTTCTTCTCGGACTTCGCGATGTTGTTGGCCTTGATGTACTGGAGCAGGTTCATCGTGGTGTTCGGCACGCGGGTCGACACCATCCACGCCATCACCGTGCCCGGCAGGAGGACCGTGGTGGGCATCTCGACGTACTTGCTGTTCGTCCAGACCTGCGTGATGAGAGCACTGAACGCGGCGTTGACCACATCCGGATCCTTGCCGATCCATCCGGTCACGCTCGGCGCCACGACGGGGACGTACGGGTTGTTGAAGAGACCCGTCAGCTCATTCTCGCCGAACAGCGCCACGTCGTTGATGTGTCGCTCGTAGGCGTCCATCGCGGCTTCGGCGCGAGCGGTGTCGAGCGGCTTGCGGAGGAACGCCGACTGCCGCAGCTCTTCGGTCGAGTAGTCGTAGCCGATGACACCCAGCACGACCGGAACGGTCTTCTGCGCGTAGGCGACGTCGACCTTCGGGATGTCCTTGCCACGGCCGCTATGGCGCTTGCCGCGGCCGGCGTAGTCGTACATCTCGTAGACCACGGAGGTCGCGTAGTCGCCGGCCGACGTGTCGATCGGCACGAGCTCTTCGTACTGGAGCGGCTGGTGTTCCCGCTTGTAGACGGTGGACTCGACGTGCGCGAGCTGCGAAACGACGAAGGCCATGGCCTCCGGCGCGTCATTGGTCAGGCCAGGCGAGCCAGCGAGAGCACGCGCGACCGCATCGGTCACCTGCCGGCGGCGGAGTTCGAGGTGGTTCATGGGCAGGTTTTCCTTACTTCAGGATGCGGATGACGCCGAGGCCACCGGCGGCGGTCGTGCTGACCCACTCCGCGTTGGTGAAGGCGACGGTTTCGTTGGCGACGGTGACCGATCGGGCCGCGCCGAGCGTGCCGGTGCCCGCGTAGCGGACGAACACCGGATCGCCCGGGTTGCAGCCGTTCTCGCAGACCACGCGGATGCGGCCGATCTCCAGCGCCGGAACCATGGCGTTCTGGAGATAGAGCACGTTGCCCGAGATGTCGGCGACGCCCACCGAATGACGGACGCTGACGCCAACGATCTTGTCGGCAGCGGAGCCGGGCAGCTTGCAGGTATCGGCAGCGGCACCGCGAGCGACGAACAGGCCGAAGTCGATGCCTGCGGCGCCTTCGTTCCGGTAGTTGAAGATGCTGTGCGTGTTGAGGTCGAGGACCTGACCGGCGTAGCCCTCGTCGAGGAGGCGACCGCCGTAGGTGTTGAGATCGGGACGAGCCATGGTGGTTGCTCCTTACTTGCCCTTGTAGGCGGTGGTCAGGCGGTTGGCATACGCCGCGCGCGGGTCTTCCGCATCGGCGGTGGCGTGCTGCTGGCTGGCGAGAGCCCGGGCGACGGCGTCACCGGCGTCGTCCGTGTGCGCCGCCGAGGCCGGAGCGGCTGCCGCGAGCACGTTGAACGCGGTGTCGATATGCGCCTGGTCGGCGTCGGCCGGCGCCTTGCCGCCGAGCAGTGCGTCGAGCATCGGCTTCTGCGTGCCGTAGGCGCCGACGACCACCTCACGGCGGATCGCCGCCAGGGGCTTCCCATCGGTGACGACCGCGGGCAGCAGGCGCTTGGCGTCGCCGATCACCTTGGCAGCGGCCGCGATCGCGGCGTCGCGCATGGCCGGGTCTTCGTCGGTCGCGTTGGCCTTGGCCAGTTCGGCACGAAGCTTCGTGATCTCCGCCGCCATCTGCTGCGGGGTCATCTGCGTGCCGTCGACATCCGTCGGCGCGGTGGCCGTCTCGAGGTCGGACTCCAGCTGGCCCACCTGCGCGTTGGCGGCCTGAAGCTTGCTGGCGATGCTTTCGACGGCGCTGGCCTCGGTCTCTTCGAGCTCGAGGTTGATGCCGTCCACGGTAATGCGGCGCTTTGCCATGGGTGGTTCTCCCGTTCGGGGTTGTGGTTTGCTGTCCGACACCCGGCAAGCAGGGCCGCAGCGACCGGCGTCCACGATGGCGACGTGGTTGCCGCGGATGTCCGCCTGCTGCGCGTCGAACGGCTTCCCGTCCGGCGTGACGCCAGGCTCGTCGATATAGGCGGCGCTGTAGCCAGCGGAGAGCTCGGCCTTGCCCGCCTTGATCTTGTCGATCGCGCTCCGGCGCGTGATGTAGAGGTCGCAGACGAGGTAGTCGCCCTCGCGGCGCGGGTTGCGCACGAAGCCGACGGCGTACTGCCCCCAGTTCTCAGCCGTGACCGACTCGCCGGGATGGTCGTCGGTGATGGGCATGCCATCGAACGACGCCATGGCGGCGGGGTTGAAGACCTCGGCCTCGGAGCGGTAGACGAGGACCAGCCGGTCCGGGTCACCTTCGAGCCCGATCTCGCCGGCGAGGTACTCCTGAATGCCCACGCGCGCGACGCGCGCCGGCACGACCAGGTAGCCCTCGGCCGTCATCCGGCGAGCGCTGAGAAGATCGAGGGTCAGCTTCATTCGTCGTCTTCGATCTTCACGTAGGGAATCGCCACGCACCGGCAGTTGAAGTCTTCGCCGGGGTGTCCCGTTTCCTTCGGCGGGTCGTCCCACCGGTAAACCTTGCCGTCGTGCTCGGCATGAGAAGCGCGCACGCGCTCATCGCCGGACGTCTGCCACGTGTACTCCGTCAGCCCCAGCTCAACGTGCCGCGCCTTGGTGATGGCGCTATTCATCTTCGCCGTCTGATCCCGGGCGATGAACTTCGCCCGGGACTCCGTGACGTCGGTGATCCGCTGGATCTCGTCGGCGAGGTCTGACGCCCGCCTGCCCTGCGTTACACCCGACAGCACCGCGCTGCCGATCCGGTCGAAATACGTGCTCTGCACCGACTTGATCAGCTGGACGTTCGCCGCCTTCGCCAGGTTGATCGTGGCGCGCACGTCTGACATGGCCATCATCGGGCCGATGTCGATGCCGAACGCGCTACGCACGGAGCTGACGATCGTCCCGGTGGTCTGCTTGTCCACCCGGCCAGCCGCCGCAGCGGCTACGCGCGAGGCCCACTGGTCGATGCCGCCGAACCGGCGCGACGCCGCGGTGAGCGATCTCTCGACCGCCTCGGCAAAGCTGATCCCGAAGGTTCCGCCACCATCCGCTGGAGCGTCGCGCGTTAGCGCGGGCTCCGCGCGGAGCACTGGGAGCACCTCCGCGTCAACTGCCGTACGCATCTGCGCGACGAGCGCGAGGAGGTCATCCCGGTAAGCCGCCTCCGCCGCCCGATTGGGTCGGGTCGGCCGCAACTTGCGACGGCGGATCCTGCGCCCCCGATACTTCAGCAGTTGCGGCAGGGTCAGCATGGGGATCATCCAGCGGGCCGGCCAACTGCTTGGCCAGCTCCACATCCTTCGCGGTCATCTTCGAGTACGTGCCGTTTTCCATCAGCTCGGCAGCGACCACGCCCTCGGTGACGACGCCGTTCGTCAGGTAGACGGCGTCGCGCTCCGCGCGCGTCTTCTCCAGGGCCGCCTTTTCCGGGTCCGACATCTGCCAGAGCGGGTTGAACGTCAGTTCGAGATCGTCCGGGTACGTGCCGATGCTGGCCCGCATCAGGATCTCGTCGAGCCGTTCCAATGGCGGCCGCACCTGGTCCTCCTGATCGGAGCTGATCCGGTCGTAGTAGTTGCGCGTGTCGCTGTCGCCGGAGGCATTCATGCCGTCCGGCGACTTGCCGAACAAGCGGGTTGCCGGGATATCTGCGCCGCCAGCGATGTCGCTCATGAATTGCTGGATGACGTCCTTGACACCCGAGAAGCTGTTCGTCTTCTGGCTGTGGTCGTCGTCGCCGTCGAGCAGCAGCACGCGGTTGAAGGACTTCATCACTGCCGCGAGGCCGAAGCGCTTCTTGACGAGCTCGGTGCCCTCGTCGGTCGCGAGCATGTTGCCCAGACCGGCCACCTTCAGCACGTCGACCACCGCCTCGAAGAACATCGAGGCCGTGCCCTGCGTGACGGTGTCGTAGCGCGTCAGCGAGTCGTAGAGGCGCTGCAGGACCGAGTCGTGCCAGTAACCGTTGCTGACAAACTGCTGCCACGGCAATTCCGCGCCGCTGAACTGGATCATGCGGGTGTGGTGGACCTGCAGCGGAGTGCCAGCGATCTGGAAGTTATCCGGCTGGCCGAACATCTCGCTGATAGGATCCTGCACCACGGCGCCCGCGCCACGCGGTGCGCGGTAGCGATCGAAGACGTGCAGCGATATCTGCGCACGCTGCTGGACGGTTGCCGGGTCCAAAGGCAACTTCGGATCCTGCCCCTTCACGTGAATGAAGATCGCGGCACCACCGTAGAGCCTGCCCCAAGCCAGCGCGTCCCTGACCTTCGCCTTCAGCTTGAGCTTCTTCTCCAAGGCGTAGAACGGCTTCATCTGCTCGTCGGTCAGCGCGGTTTTGCGCGTAACCCACGCCCGCGTCATGTCAGACGCCGGGATGTCCACGACCTTGCCGGCGAGCCAGTTCGTCCGGTAGAGCGTCTCCAGCTCGGACTGGTCGATGACCCGACCCATGACGTAGCGGCTGTAGCTCGCCTTGTCGCGCGCGTCGCCGAGGCCGGCCACAAGGTTCTGCAGGCTGTCCGCAGCTGAAGTCCGGCGCTTGTCCGTCGTCGATGCCGACGGCGCCGCAGCGGCTTTCTGTCCGCCACGGCGGTTGCGTCGGCTCATACCCAACTCCAGTTCTTGCTGCCGTTTGCCAGCATGTCGTTGATCGCGTCGGCCAGCGGGTCGATCTGGTCGTCGTGCTCGTGCGTGTCGTCGGCGGTGAATGCCTCGCACTCGGCGAGGAAGTCGCTAACCCACTCCGCGTCAGCGGGCACCAGCACGAACCCCGAGTCGATGTAGGACACCACGTCCATGACGCGGGTCAGCTTGTCTTTCGCGCGCTGAATGCCCTCGACCGGGATCGGACCCTTGCCCGGCTCGCCCTTCTTGATGTCCTGAATGAGGCCGGTGCCGCTGGCCTTGTCCTCGATCATCATCTCGCGCAGCGGCGCGCCGACCTTGTGGTCATAGGGCTTGTGCTTGGCCCAGAAGTCGAAGGCGCGACGCCGAAGCTCCGGCGCCTCCCACTTGCCGCGTATCAGGTCGAGCAGGTACAGCTTCCCGTCGTCGCCGAGCCCAACGCAGAGGAACACGCTGAAGTCGTTCCGCTCCGCCGTCTTCTGCGCCGTGTCGGCGAAGATCTTGCGGGAGACGATCCGGGGCAGGACCGTCCAGCGCCCGAACCCGGACGTCTTGATGATGTCGCCACCCAGCGCGGTGGGCCGCTGCTGGTACTGCGCATTGAAGACGAAGCGCGAGACCTTCGCGCCGTCCTGGTCCGCGCCTGTGCCCTTCTCCATCGCGAGCAGGTCGGCCAGCGGCTCCTTGTAGGGCCAGTAGCTGAAGCGCCCCTTCTCGTCGCGCTCGCTGCTGTCGACCAGCTCCCGGATGTGCTCCGGCAGGTCGGCGACGTAGGCGTCGTCGATCAGGGCCGGGATGACCACGTGCCGCCAATCGCCCGGCAGGTTGCCAGCGGCGATGAAGCCCGAGACGTCCTGATCGGCCAGGCGCTGCATGATCACGATGATCGGCGTGCGCGGGTTCGCCTTTCGGCTCTTCACCGTGGATAGCAGGCGGCGGTTGGCCGCGCTGCGCTTCGGCTTGCTGTAGGCATCCTCCGGCTTCAGCGGATCGTCGATGACGATGGCGCCCTGCCAGCCGTCATCCATATGTCCGGCGCGGAAGCCGGTGATCTGACCGCCAAGGCTCACCGCGTAGACGCCGCCGGCCTTCTTGCCATCGACCACCACGTTCCAGCGCTTCTTCGCCTTCGCGTCGTCGGCGATTGCCAGAGGCCACAGCGCCTGGAACTCATCCGACTGGACCAGCTCCTTGGCCGTCTGCGAGTTCAGCAGCGCCAGGTCGTCCGAGTAGGAGATGTGCAGGAAGCGCGCCCGATGGTTCCGCGCGATGCCGCGCGCCATCAGGTTGATCGCCACCATCTCGGTCTTCGACGAGCCCGGAGGCACGTTGATGACCAGGTTCAGCGTCTCGCCGGTGATGACCTTCTCGATCTCGTCGGACAGCAGCACGTGGTGCCAGTTCACGCGGAACTTGATGCCCTGCCGGTGCTTGAAGAACACCCGGGTGAACATCAGGTGGTCGCGCTCACACTCCTGCTTGAGCACCTCCCGGAAGACCGGGTCGTCAGAACTCGGATCGGAGCCGGGCGAGAGCGGTAGCGACTTGCTGCGCATCGACTGCCACCACCTGACCACCACCCGCCGGAGCATCGCCGGCGGAGCTTATGTTGTAGGCGTCTCGCTCCAGCCCGATGAGCTTGTGCAGCGTGTCGCCCAGATCCTTCATGGTCTTGGTGCGGCCCGGCAGGCTGGTCACCGCCCGGTACACCTCGATCATCTTGTCGGGCAGGGCCAACGAGTCCTCGTCGCTACCCTTCCCTGCCAGAAGGTCGGCCACGTGGGCGAATAGCGCCCGGTCCACCGTTTGAGTTTCCAGCTCAGCCAGCAGGCCCATGGCGAGCGCCCGGGCCCGGCCAATGTCCTGCCGGTGCTGGATACGGACGTTGGCGATGACCTCGGCGTTGGCCTCGATGATCGCCCGGTCGGTTGCCACCCGCTCCGTGGAAACTTCCTTGGAAACCTCACGCTTGGAAACCAGCGCGTCGGCCTTGGCCTTGATGGCTGCCGAGAGGTCCCGCTCCCATCCGTAGGTCCTGGCGCGCTTGTTGATCGCCGTGTGGCTGATCCCGTGCTCGCCTGCAATCTCTCGGACCGAGAGGAGCCCCGCCCTGTAGTCGGACTCGATGCGCTCCCAGTCAGGCATCTTCCTAGTTTCTTGTGCCATGCCAAAACCACCAGCCATTTACGGATGCTCTACGGTGCACTGCCTGCTATCGTCCCGTCCGATCTAGCCGACATGCGACCGGAGAGGAACATGAAGTTCAGCGAGATGCCAGATGACTACCGCAAGTTCACGCATGACTTTTGCCAAGCGAGATCGACTCAGCTGATCGCCCTCACCAAGGAAGCAACGGACGCCGTTATCAAGCAGGTCTTTTTGGTGAACGCGGGGGGAGCCGTCGCAGTGCTGAGCTTCATGGGTGCTTCGCCCGAAGCACGGGAGCTGTTACTGGCTAAGTGGGCTCTGGTGTTCTTCGGGGTGGGTATAACACTGGTTATCGTGCTATCCATCATCCGATATCACTTTTTCGCTGGCCTAGCCCTCGGCTACAACGCTGATCTTCGTCGCTTCTTCGATGATGAAATCGACGAAGACGAGCTCCTTAGCAATGACTCGAACCGGGTAGACAACAAGACAAGGGATCGCCTCATGCACGGAGCCGGATACCTTGCAGTCCTAGCCTTCGTCGCTGGCGCGATCGTTGGCGCTTGTTCCCTCTTCGTACCATCTAAGGTCCGCGCGACGGCCCCGACTGTGTCTCAGGCGCCGCTTCTCCTGGAGCCATGCATTCGCCGGGGGCAGCCTCTTTTCCCGCCGTCCTGATCCACCAGACCAGGCAGCGCATTCGGGCCGCGCACTTGTCGTAGGCGACCTCGGCCCGGAGCTTGTTCTCCTGGATATCTCCCACCACCAAGGTGGGCTTGAACACCGGCGCCTCGCACAGCTTCAGGAGGCCATCACCTGGCTTGGCGGTTTCCACCACGGTCCGGCTGATCACCTGCGGGTCCGGCGCACGGGGAGCCGTCGAGCACGCAGGCAAGAGCAGGAGGGACAGCAGTGTCCAGTAGGGCTTTTGCGTCCGCATTGCTCTTCTCCAGCTCGGCGAGCTTCCGGCGAACCGTCTCGCCCTTGGTATCGGCCTTCGCCAGTTCGCCCTGCAACTCGTTGAGGGCCTTGCTGTCGATCGCGCGAAGCCGCTTGAGCTCCGCGATCGCGTCGTCCTGGTCCTTGTTGGCGTTCACCGCGGCCTGTAGGTCGTGGCTGACACCACCGAGGCGCCCGGAAAGGTCGGTGACGTTCTCCGTCAGGCCCTGCACCGTCGCCCGGTTCTGCCACCAGGTGGCCACCGACCAGCTGCCCAGCGCCACCACGGCGATGATGAGCCCGTACTCCAAGAACAGCCGCGCTTTCGAGGTCACGAAGGCCCAGCCCTTAGCCAGGAGGGTTGTCATTGTCTCGACTCCGGTTGAGGCCCAGCTGCTTCCAGACGAGGCGCTGGATGACCTGTATCGACGCTTCCGCGCCGAGCCACCCGCTGACCCCGACCGTCACGGCCGTCCACTGCAGGCTGAGTCCCGCGATCTGGCATAGCCACATCACGAGGAGCCCTACGAAGCCAGACGCGAGCCCCTGCACGCACGTCGGCCAGAATTTCACGGGGTGGTTCTCGTTCATGTCGCGGACGACACGGCCGAGCACGCCGGCGAGCATCGCGAACGCGGCGAAGGCCACGCCCTGCAGCCATCCCTGGTTCGGATCCTCCGGGCCCATCACACCACCACCGCGCTGTAGGTCTTCGGCGTGTAGACCGCCATGGCGGGAGCGACGACCGCCCCGCCCTTCGCCATCGCCGCGGCGCGGTCGATGACACCGGTATCGTCGAACTGGCGACCGGCGAGCAAGCCCATGACGCGAGCCGTCCAACCCTTACCGAACGTCGGAAAGGTGTCGAGGCTCCGGAGGAAAGCCATGCGTGCGTTGCAGACCGAATCCGAGAGCATCACGCCGCCGTAGGCCGCGACGAACTCCTGCACAGCCGCGACTGTCTTCGGACCGATCACGCCGTCCGGCTTTGCCTGCACGATCTCCTGCAGCTTGCGGGACGCCGTCCGGACGCCGGAATTCACTGCGAAGTCGAACACCGCGTAGTCGCTGCCGATCGGCAGATCGTCGCCGTGCACGAGGTCCCAGTAGCGGCGCCTGTAGATGGCGTCGATCTCGGCGGAAGTGATCATCCGGACGTCGCGTGTCGGCAGCCGCCGATCGCGCCGATCCTCGTCGTACACGACCTGGGTCACGCCGCGCATCGTCGCGGCGCCCGGGTCGAGCGGGTGATTCGAGTAGCCGCCCTCGTACGCCAGCGTGAGCTTCAGGCTGGCGGGGAAGTTCGAGGCGGTCATCGGCATCACGTGCGAAATGGGCCCGCGCCATGCGCTGCGGCCCGTTGTGTAAGGTGGTCAGGCACGGCCGGCCGTGTCCATGGAGTGGAGGCGCGCCAGGGGAGTAGCGCGCACGACGGCAGCACCGCAGCGGCTCACGCCGGAGCGTCCGAGTGCATGTAGCGGGCCTGACCAGGGGAAACAAAAAAGCCCGGCGGTTGGCCGGGCTTTTCTTCGGTGGGATTCCGAGGTGTAGCGAAATCTACGCATTTACCCCCTTGACGTCAAGCGGCTTGTGGCGACATTTTCGCGTGCGCGCGCGATCCCACTCGCGCCGGTCCGCGCAGCGCATGTTCCGCGCGCTCGACCGCCGCCTCCATGGTCATCCACAACCAACCGACCCCGATGTTGACCAGAAGGTCGAAATCCTTCGCGCCCTTCTTCGGCGCGTCGTACCGCGACTCGTTACGGATCACGTTGCGGTAGCAGACCGCGGAGATGATCAGCATGCGGTCCTTGTTCCTCGCGCCGATGTGCTGGGTGCCGGCGACGAGCTTGTCCGCGAGCCACGTGATGATGTCGCCGGCGTGATCTTCGACGCCCGTGGCCATCGCGTACGCGACCCAAGGGCCCACGTCTCGCTCGTTCTTCCTGGCCATCGCCAGCGCGAGCGCGAGCGAGTTCTCGGTTGTCATCCCGCGTGCCGCGTACGGCGTGCCGCCTCCCACCTTGCCCGGCTCACGCCAGGCCGTGGTGCCCGCCAGCTGTCCGAGGCGCTCGAGGAACCCGGCGCGGTCTTTCTGGATTGCCTTATTCATGATTCCCCTTCTCTCGGTCAACGGGTGGTGTGCTTCTTTCGACGCTTCAACTCGCGGCGGATCAGATCCGCGCGGCTCTGGGCGCCCTTGATGTCGTTCTTGGCTTTTGTGAGGAGGTCGCCGAGGAGGCCGGTGGGGACACCCTCGAATCCGGTGAGCGGGCGGGGGCGAGGAACATGCGCGCATGCTCCCTGAGCCATGGGCGGCACTCCGCCTGTTGCTCCTCCGTCAGCGCATCCAGCAGCGGCCCCCATTTCCTGTAGTCCGGCTCCTGCTGCATGATCCGCAGCGCGTGCGAGAGGTGGTTGTATACGGTCATCCATTGCGCCTCCGCATCTCGTTGAGGAGGAAGAAGCCGACGATGTACACCGCTGCGGCGACGCGGTCAGCGGACGTCGATCCGAACCAGTTCAGAAACACCCCGACCGCGAGCATCAGGAAGCGGATCATGCTGCTGCCCTCGCCGTCCCGATGCTACCGACCAGCCTGATCGCCTGGTCCACCGTCTCGATGACGTGGACCTTGCAGCCCTTGGCGACCGCCTCCGCATGGAAGATCGTCTGTGCCGGCGTCAGCTTCCGGCGCGATGGCGGCTTCGCCCCGTCCTTGATCTCGATCAGCGTCCAGCGGCCGCGGTACGCAATGAGCAGGTCCGGGAAGCCGGCGCCGACGTGCGAGCAGTCGATCACATAGGCGCCGATGCGTGTCAGCGCGCGCACGATCTCGGCGTGGTTGTCGTCGACGCGGGCGGCGTACCTCACGCGGCCTCCTGGCGGCCGGCCAGAAGCTCGGCCTGACGATCTTGGAACCGCATGTGCAGCACGCGCCGGAACTCGCCGTCGCCCATGCTGATGCGAATCCGGTTCAGGCCGGATAGCAACATGGAGGTCTCGCAGTCGGTGGCGCGCTGGTCATGCCAGAACTCGCTGCGGCTTGCGTCCCACCTGCGCGGATCGGGACCCGCCGACATCATGACGCGGCGCCCATTCACTTCGAGAAGCCCCCAACGATCGGGAAGCTCCTCGACCTTGATGAGTCCAGCCGGCGCCATGTAGTACCGCAGCGCGCCCATGCCCCGCGAAGGGTCCCGACGGAAGGCTTTGTTGCGGTCCGCGAGGAAGTCGCCCCTGCTTGCCTTCGCTTCGACAAGCACCGTTCCGGCCTCACGCCAGCCGATGGCGTCGGGTATCTCGCCCGACCGGCACACAGCCGAGAGTTCGGTCATGACGACCTTGCATCCGGCGACGCGGCGCAGCCAGCCTCCCGCGCGCTCTACCAACTCGTCGTGCGTCATACCGCAATCCCCTTCACCGTAATGAGCCCCTTCGCCACCATGCGCAGCTGCGTGCGCACGAGGGCACGGAGGCAATAGAAATCCCGCTCCGCCTCGTAGGCGGCGCGGTCTGCCGTCTCTGCCGGCGTTGGGGAGTCCGTCCAGCGGTTGCATCCGGAGCAGGCATACACGGCCTGCAGGTCGGTCGGCTTCAGCGAGCCGCCGCAGTCGCCGAGCCAGCGCATGTGCACGAGAACCACGGTCTTCGGGTCATGCAGGCACGCGCCGACCTTTTGAATCGTGCATCCCTCACCCTGTGCGGACTTCCGCAGCGGGGTCATCACCGAGCGCGACCGCTTCATCGACTTGCGCTTCGGGAAGGCCATGGCCTCGATCGCCTCGCGCGCGCCGTCGGCGCGGCCCATCTTCGGCACACGGCCGAGAGCCGATCGCCGGACCAACCCCGAACCGCGCTGCAACTCGCCGCCCCGCTTCATGCGAACCTCCGGCGCGGCCGCGCGTCTTCCGGGAACTCGAGCATGACGCCACGTCCCGCGTACTCGCGCTGGACATCTTCGAGGTACTGGCTCAGCTGCGAAGTCGTCATCAGCGACGTCACCGGGATGAATCGCATCGCCTTGAGCTTCTGCTCGTACGACAAATGGCCACGGATCGAGGCGTCGTACATCTCGCGGAATTCTTCGTCGCCAGCGCGCAGGATCGGAACACCGAAGCGGAGCTTGCACTCCGCCTTGACGCCCTCGGCGGTGTCTTCGCGAAGCTCACGCGCGATCTGCTCGTACCAGGCGTGCGAGATCGCGTTCTGATCGAGCGTGCGGTCCTTCCCTGTCTTGATGGTGACACGCAGGTAGTGGTGCTTCCCCCATGCCTCACGAATGTCACCGAGGATGGACTGCAAGCGCTCCACGCTGTTGACCACGACCGCGCCCGTCATGCGGCCCTCCACAGATACGGCGTGGTGCCGCGACGCGACGCCTTGGCACCGAAGCCCGCGCGCATGAGGCGGCCGTCGGCCTCCATCTTCAGCACGGACAGGCGGACACGTTCGTCCGTCGCCGAGAGAGCGCACGCGATCTCGCGCACAGTCATGGGCCGCAGCTGAACCGCGGCGAGGATCCGGATAGGCATGTTCTCGGCGCGCATCACGCGGCCCTCGGCGGTTCGGGTTCGTCGTCGGGCTCGGGGATGCCGAGCTTCCGACGGACCTCGGCGAAGGACTGCATGCGTGCCTGACGCGTTCCCTCGTGCTCAAGGCGCGGTCCGGCACGGAACGGGACCACCGAGCTCGGCAGCGCATCGAGGAACTTCTTCGGCGAAGGCCAGCGCTCACAAGTCGTCATTAGCGTACGGAACGCCTTGCGGAAACGAGGCACATCCCGCTTCTCGTCCCACACGCGGTCCACGCACAGAGCTTCGGTCCACGTAGCTAGCGTGGGACCGGTCACGTCATGCGCCGGCTGCCCATCCAAGCTCAGCGTGAGGAGCTTCATCAGGCCCGTGTTGATTTCCCTGATGAGCCAGGGCGGTGGCGCGTTGGATGAGGGCATCGGCGGTCTCCTGCATGTTCTGGGCGGCGCGGTTCGTTCGGGACTGCGGTGCGTTCGGCGGCGGCTGATCGCCGTGCCCTGCCCGCTTCGGCTCTAGCCATTCGGCCTTCAGCGCCTGCCAGTTCCGCAGGACGCACTCCGTCAGGCACTCGTCGACGGACCAGCCCATCGCGGCGGCCAGCCGAAGCTGCTTCGCCATCGCTGAGATCACGATCTCGGATACGTCGGCACGCTTGGCCTTCCGGACCTTCAACCAGCCGTTGACGAGGTCGGGGTTGGGGGCCTCGGGCCACGAGCTCAGGTCGAGCGACGCGGCGGTCATCGGCGCGGCCTTACGGTTGCTTCTCTTGACGGTTACTGACGGTTCTTGACGGTTAGTGTCCGCCTCCCGGACTTCGTCGTCCGGCTGCCGGACTTCGTCGTCCGCCAGACGGACTAGTACGCCGTCATCCGAACTAGTACGCCTGCCGGACTGGTTCGCCTCGCGAACTAGTTCTCCTGCCGCATAGTTGGCGGGTGTGACGACGTACGTGGTGCGGTATCGATCGCTCCGATCGCCGCGAACGGCGCCGTGCGCTTCGAGCCACTTCACGGCCTCGATGACCGCGGTACGGCCGAAACAGGTGCGCTCGCAGATCTTCGTGAGGGACGGCCAGCAGTACCCGTGATCGTTCGCGTTGTCGGCGAGCGAGATCAGTACGGCCTTCGGCGTCGGAGGCATCTGGAGGGGCCAGCAGAGGGCCATCAGCGCCGTGCTCACGTAGAGGGCCACCACGTCATGGCGAGCGTTCCGTTCTGCGCGCAACGCCGCTTCTCGCCGCGGCGCAGCGCACCTGCCTCTTCCGCCTCCGGCAGCCGGCGCGCGATCTCGTGGCGCGTCAGCGCCGAGTGGCGTGCGAGTTCGGCGCTGGTGAGCCCTGGGAGTCGGCGTACGAGGTCGATGACGAGACCGACGTTTGTTCCGCGCTTGCCGCTCGCGGTGTGCTCAGCGGCAGCGATATGCGATGTCTCGGGGTCGTTCGAACGCGCGGCCGGAATGCGGGCGACCGCGCGATCCCACGATGCTTCTTGGCGAATTACGTCGACCACGTCAGACCCCGGCAGCGTTCCGCGAGGTCTTCGCATGCTCGTCGCGCAGGCGACGCAACAGTCCGATGAGCGTCCCCTGGTAGGCGAGCGCTGCCTTGCCAAGCCCGGACATCTCGTTGTCGGTGATCACGCCATCGAGGAGCGCATCGTGCAGCTCGCGCGAGAACTCCCCTTCCGCTACGCCCAGGTCGAGCATGCCGTGAAGCACGCCCTTCGCCTGGTCCGGGTTTTCGATCTTCACGAGCGCGTAGCCGTGCTCGGACGCCAGCGCCTGTAGCACCGCGTGATCGCCGGTTACCGTCATGATCCTGTTCGCCTCGACGAGGCTGAGGTGATTCGTCGAGCAGTTCGGATTGACCTTGTTGCTGAGGATGCCCGCCGTCAGGCCTACGCGCGGTGCAAGCGACGCGGCGCCGCCCGGGTAGTCGGTGACGGTCTGGAGCGCGGCGTCGAGGATGTGCATGAGATCAGCCCTGGTGTTCATGAAGATTCGGCGGTGATTCGCCGGTAAGGTGTGCGCCATGGAGACAGGGACGCAGGGGAAAACTGGTGCAGCGAAGCTAGGCCGCCTTCTTCGTGGGACGCGTGCGGGTCGGGGCGTCCCAGCGAAACGTCGGAAGGGTGACGCGACGATCGACCTGGCCGTGCGTCGCGTGCTCCAGGTTGGCCGCCAGCTCTGGGCTCGGATGCTTGTGACCCGTCACCACCATGTAGAGGTAGTACGGAGAGACCTCGCAGAAGTCCGCGACGCGGCGGAGCTCTTTCCCCTCGCGGGAGAGCCGGCCGTCCTGTTTCACGAAGTAGGTTTTGGCGTCCATGCGCGCAAACTTACCTCAAAGGTATACTTACCGCAAGGGTATAGATACCCCGGCGGATATTTACCGTGGTGGTAACTCCATTCACCATTGCGGTCATGGACGTCTACGAAGTTCGCTACCGCAACCTGAGATCGCTCATCGCGCAGATGGAGCGCGAGGCCGGCCGTTCTGGCGCGCGCGCCGGCGGACTCGTGATGCTTGCAGAGCGCTTGGGCAAGCAGCCTGCGCAGGTGAATCACTTCGCCAGCGAGAAGCGCGTCAAGAACATCGGCCCGAAGATCGCCCGCGAGATCGATGCGGCGTTTGGGCATCCAGAAGGATGGCTCGATCAGCCGCACTGGCCTGCGGACGAAGACGCGACCCAGCCAGACCCGTCGACTCGATCTCAGCAAGTACCGAGATTTGAGACTGACGGGAGCTATGTTCGATTCCCACTTCTGGAGGGATTCGCAGGCATGGGAAAGGGCGACTACGTAACGGACTACCCCGAAGTAGTCGAGAGCCTCCGCGTGTCGCGCGAGTGGGTCGAGCGCAAGCTGCCCGGCGTGCCCCCTGAAGCGATCCGCGTCATCACCGGCCGCGGCGACAGCATGCGGGGCCAGTACAACGACGGCGATCTGATTTTCATCGACACCAGGATTCGCACCTTCGACCAGGACTCCGCGTATTGCTTTCGCTGGGAGGGCCGCGTGCTGGTGAAGCGGCTGCAATTCGTAGGGCGCGGGATGCTGCGCATCCTCAGCAAGAATCCAGACTATCCCTCGATCGATGCACCAATCGACGAGATCGAGATCGGCGGGCGCGCACTTGCCGCGTGGACGCTCAGAGAGTTCTGACGAGGATCCGGCATGGGCCTGCTTGACCTGCTCAACATCAGCACGAAGACGGCAGTCGAGGACATCGCCAAGGAGTTAGAAGCGGTGCTGTCCCCGAACGAGACGATCGCGCACGCTTACAAGATGGTTCGCGACTATTTCGTGTTCACCAACTGGCGGCTGCTCATGGTGAACAAGCAGGGCGTCACCGGAAAGAAGGTGGAGTACCACTCTGTACCCTACCGATCCGTGACCCACTTCAGCGTCGAAACCGCAGGACATTTCGATCTGGAGGGTGAATTGAAGATCTGGGTCAGCGGGCGCGAACTGCCCTTCGAGAGATCATTTAGCGCGGGCACGAATATCCTCGAGGTTCAACGAGCGCTCGCAACGCATATCGGAAGCTGATGCTCCGAATCCCGCGAACCTGAGCCCCGCCGAGCGGGGCTTTTTTTTCAAGCGAGGTCGGGAACGGTTCCGTGCTGCTCAAGCACAATTGGATCCGCGTACTCCCCTGCCTCAGGGTCCGCCGTCTGCGCGAAGGCAATTACACCTAGGCACGTCTCGCCGAGCTTGGTCGCGCGGCGCCGCGCCTCCTCCTCCGTCTTGTATGCAGCTGGCGGGAGTGCCTCAACCCTGCCCCGCTTTCCCGCCGTGAAGCCCTGAACGATGTAGTGCGTTTCCATGCTGCCTCCTAGGTGGAAGCCAAGCATGCCGTGGCGACGTCTCAGATCGCGCGACCAAAGAGGTAATTTAAATTTACCTTCCGGGTATTGACATGGTTATACCTCCGAGGTAACTTTATCTCCAACGCCGGACCTCCCGGCTTGGAGAGCACCATGTCCCTCACCTTCGTCAGCGCCAACAGCCCGGCCTTCGCCGCCGGCGTGCGCATCGGCGGCCAGGCGGTCAAGGTCAACGACCTGCTCGCCGAGCTTGAGGCCGATACGGCTACGCCCGATTCCGTCTTGGTCAACGTGCGCTTGGCCTACGAGCTGCTGAATCAGGCTTCGCTTCACCTCTTCGAACGCGCTATCGACGTCGCCCGCGCCAAGGGCCACTACACGGCCATGGCCGCTGAAGCCGCCGGCGGCGTGCTTCCCCTCGACAGCATGCTCGATGCTGCCCACAACGGCGGTGCCGCATGAGCGCCTATACCGACCAGCAGCGCGAGGATGCCATCGAGGAAATGATGGGCATGCACCGCTACGTCGAGGACTTCCTGTTCGAAGGGGAAGCCGATCCGACGCAGCTGGTCAGCCTCCTGATGGTGCGCGACCTCCCGCTCCGCACCCGCGACCACCGCGACGACGCACTCGCTGACGCCTACGACGCGCAGCGCGAGATGTTCAGCGACGCCTTCCGCGCCTTCGCCTACCGCACGCAGGCCGGTCAGCCGCACAGCCGCGTCGACATGTTCCTCGACCACCAGCACGCCATCCACATGGAGTACGCCGCATGAGCACCGTCGTCCCGCCCACCCACATGCAGTACGCCCGCCGCATCCGCCGCTACGGCCGCCAGAACGGTGTGACGGAGGCCGAGATGCGCGCCGCGATTAAGTCAGGCATTCCGCTTCTGACGGAACGCACGCCCGAGTCGGTGTCGTACGAGTACGGCCGTCGCTTCCGCGACTTCGTGCCGACGGGGAGCACTGCGGCATGAGCGACGTCATCGACAAGATGCCGGTGCGCTGCATGCGCATCCACGCCCCGCGCCTCGACCCCGTTGTCGTGGTGTGGATCAACGAGGAACTGGGCAAGGGGCGCGTGATCGTCCAGTGCTACGACCAGGCGTGGACGGCCTACTGGGGGGCGATGGGCAACTGCACGTTGGAGCAGTTCTTTCTCGCCTGCGATGTCGACTACCTGACCGGTCGCTTCGGCCCTAAGCGGAAAGATGAGAGCTACCTCGAACGCATCGTCACTGCGATCCGGGAAGCGCTCAAGTCTCAGCAGGTTCCCGAATGAGCAACTACGACGACTACATGGCGCACATCCGTGCGGCAGCGAATGCGCGGAAGCCTCTCACGCGCGCCGAGTTGCAGTGCATCGGCGTTTACCTCGGCCTGGTTGCCGTCGCCGCGCTGATCGCGCTGGCGACCGGTCACTGATCTCGTAACGCCGGCAGCGCCGGCAAGGAATTCGACATGACGACGAACACCCGCATTGCCCTCAACCCGGTGGAGTCCTCGCAGATCCACAGCATCGGCCACGACGCCGCGACGAACACCCTCGCGATCCGCTTCAAGAACTACAAGGGCGAGGCGTCCTCGCTCTACCACTACAGCAACTTCACCGCCGCCGACTTCGCCGCGTTCCGTGACGCCGAGTCCATCGGCAAGCACTTCGGGCAGCACATCAAGCCCGCCACCGAGAAGCACCCGTATCGCCGGGTCGACTTCGAAGGCTGACCGCTCCTACCCCTCTCACACCATGCCGGTGCTCGCCGGCGAAGGAATACAGATGAACGCCCAGGCTAACGCCATCGCCGTTCGCGAAGACTTCGGCGGTTCCAGCACGACGCTCGCCGCCCCCGAAACCGCATCGTCCGCCGTCGCCGCGCAGGCGAAGGCCATGGTCGAGGCGCGCTACGTGATGGCGCTCCGCCGCCCGCGCCAGTGGGATCAGGTGCGGCAGGACCTCCTCAAGGAGTGCCGCCGCCCCAGCTTCGCGCACAACAAGTCGGCCTACTACCGGAAGCCAATCGGCCAGGGCGTCGAGGGGCTGGGCATTCGATTCGTCGAGGTGGCCCTGCGCTGCATGACGAACGTGCTGGTGGAAACCAGCATGATCTTCGAGGACGAATCCAAGGAAGTGCACCGCGTCTCGGTCACCGACCTGGAATCGAACGTCACGTACCCGCTCGACGTTCGCGTGACGAAGACGGTGGAGCGCGCCAAGCCCGATAGCGACGGCAGCTACATCAGCATGCGCAAGAACAGCTACGGCAAGAACGTCTACACCGTTCTGGGCACCGAGGACGACATCCTCAACAAGCGTGCCGCCCAGGTGTCCAAGGCGATTCGCACCCTCGGTCTGCGCATCATCCCCGGCGACCTTCAGGACGAAGCCGAGGAGATCATCAAGTCGATCCGCCTGGACGAAGCGGCGCGCGATCCCGACGCCGAGCGGAAGCGCATGGCGGACGCCTTCGCCGAGATCGGCGTGAAGGCCGCTGATCTCGCGAACTACCTCGGCCACTCCCTCGACACCTGCTCCCCCGCCGAGCTCGTGGACCTGCGCGGCATCTACGGCGCCATCCGCGACGGCGAGTCCTCGTGGAAGAGCGTCATGGACAACAAGGCCGAGCAGGCGGGCAAGTCGAGCGGCGGCGAGACGACCGCGCGGGCCAAGGAGCTTCCGACCTGCAGCGACGAGACGTTCGAGAAGAAGAAGACGGCGTGGCGCATGGCCGTGGAGACCGGCAACAAGTCGGTCAACGACCTCATCGCCATGATCGAAACGAAGGAACAGCTCACCAGCGACCAGAAGATGGAAATCGCGTCGTGGGCCACCGACGGGAGTGCCGAATAATGCGCGTCCATAACCTCCAGCAGGGCTCCGACGAATGGGCGGCGTTCCGCCTCAACCATCACGGCGCGAGCGAGGCTGCCGCCATGCTTGGCCTCTCGAAGCGGACCACGCGCTCCGAACTGCTGCGCATGAAGCACACCGGCACGCCGAAGGAATTCAGCGACTGGGTGCAGGAGAACATCCTCGATTATGGCCACCACGTCGAAGCGATGGCGCGGCCGCTGGTCGAGGAACTGATCGGTGACGACCTCTACCCGGTGACGTGCTCCGACGAGGACACCGGCGGCCACCTGTCCGCCTCCTGCGACGGCCTGACGATGGCGGGCGAAACCGCCTTCGAGCACAAGCAGTGGAACGGCGAGCTCGCCGCGGCCGTCGCCGCCGGCACTGTCCCGGACGACCACATGCCGCAGTGCCAGCAGATCATGATGATCACCGGGGCCAAGCGCGTCATCTTCACCGTCTCCGATGGAACGCGCGACAACTTCGTTTCGACGGAGGTGTGGCCTGATGCCCGCTGGTTCGAGCGCATCCGCGACGGCTGGGCCCAGTTCGACCGAGACCTCACCGATTACACGCTGCCCGAGCAGAAGCCGATGCTCGTCGCCGAGGCCGTGCAGGACCTTCCGGCCGTCGCCGTGCAGGTCATCGGCCAGATCTCCGTGCGCGAGAATTTCCGCGTGTTCGAGAGCGCCCTGCGCGACTTCCTCGACAACAAGCTGATCCGTGAGCCGCAGACGGATCAGGACTTCGTGGACCTCGACCAGCAGATCAAGGCCATGAAGAAGGCCGAAGACACGCTCAACGCCGCCGAGGCAATGATGCTCGCCCAGGTCGAGAGCATCGACCAGGCGAAGCGCCAGAAGGACATGCTCGCCAAGCTGGTGCGCGACAACCGCCTGATGGCCGAGAAGCTGCTGGAGAGCGAGAAGATCCGGCGCCGGCAGGAACGCATCGAAGCGGCTCGCAAGGCCTTCTCGGCGCACGTGGCCGATCTGCAAGGCTCCATCACCGGCCTGCGTCTCGACGTGGTGATGCCCGACTTCGCCGGCGCCATCAAGGGCCTGAAGACGCTCACCAGCATCGACGACAAGCTCGACACGGCGCTCGCGAACGGGAAGATTGCCGCCGACCGCCAGGCCAACGACTTCCGCGCCAAGCTGGCGTGGGTGGCGGAGCTCGCCGGGGAACACCGCGCGCTGCTCGCAGACCTTCAGCAGCTGGCAGTGAAGCCGATCGACGACTTCAAGCTCGCGGTGCAGTCCCGTATCGCCGACCACCTGCGCCGCGAGGAAGCTCGGCAGGAGGCGGAGCGCGAGCGGATCCGTCGCGAGGAGCGAGAGAAGATCGAGCGCGAGCAGGCGGAAGCCGAACGGGAGCGTCTGGCCGATGAGCGCGCGCGTGCGGAAGCCGAGGCAGCCGCAGAACGTGAACGCGCCGCCGCCGAGCTCGCGCCGGACGAGCCCACGCCCGATCCGGTCCACTCGGTTACCGCCGAACTGCGGGCGCTCGAAGAACCGATGCACTTCGATACGGCGCCCGCGGCTGGCCCGCGCCGCACGGTGAAGCTCGGCGACATCAACGCCCGCATCGCCCCGCTCTCGATCTCGGCCGACGGCCTGGCTTCCCTCGGCTTCCAGCCGGTCGGAACCGAGCGCGCCGCGAAGCTCTACGCCGAGGACGACCTGCTCGCGATCTACCGCGGCCTGTACGCCGTGATCCAGAACGCGGCCGGCGAACTGAAGAAGGCGGCATAGGCCATGCCCCGCACCGGCGACCTCTTCGACGGCTGGTTCGACAACCAGCAGACCCAGCAGCGCGAGCTCTGGCTCGACGGGAACCGCGGGCGCTACGCCCACCGCCGGTGCATCGAACCCAACCACCCATGGCGCGAGATGCGCGCGCCGTGGGGAACCCATCCCGACTTTCCGCAGAACGCCCATCAGGAGCGCCACGCACATGGCTGACGGCAACCGCCAGACCGGCTTCAACTTCCCCTCGCGCGCGACGCCCTCTCGCCTTCGCCCGGGCGAGATCGTCGTCGACTTCTTTGCCGGTGGCGGCGGCGCGAGCGAGGCGCTGCGTCAGGCACTCGGCCGCGACCCCGACGTCGCGGTCAACCACGACCCGGACGCGATCGCCATGCATGCGGCGAATCACCCGTTCACCCGGCACATGGAGGCCGACGTCTGGGCGGTCGACATCCTGCGCGAGGTTGCCGGTCGGCTCGTGGGCTGGTTCCACGCCTCGCCGGACTGCACGCACTTCAGCCAGGCGAAGGGCGGCCAGCCTCGAAGCAAGGCGACGCGCTCTCTGTCGTGGGTCGTGCTGAAGGTCGCTGGCACGCTGGCCCGCGCCGGTCTCGCGCCGCGCATCGTCAGCCTGGAGAACGTCGAGCAGATCCTGAAGTGGGGTCCGCTGGTCGCGAAGCGCGACAAGGCGACCGGCCGCGTCGTGAAGCTGGACGGCACGGTCGCCGCGCGCGGCGAGCGCGTGTCGGTCTGGGAGCAGTGCCTCGTTCCCGACAAGAAGCACGCCGGCCGGACGTGGGAGCACTTCGTCGGCGCGCTCCGCTCGCTCGGCTACGTCGTCGAGTGGCGGAAGCTCGTCGCGAGCGATTACGGCGCCGGCACCAGCCGTAAGCGCCTGTTCCTCGTCGCCCGCCGCGACGGCCAGCCGATCGTGTGGCCGGAGCCGACCCACGGCCCGGGCCGCGCCAACCCCTACGTCACCGCCGCCGACTGCATCGATTTCGCCGTGCCCTGCCCGTCGATTTTCGAGCGCAAGAAGCCGCTGGCCGACGCCACCATGCGCCGCATCGCACGCGGCGTGGACCGCTACGTATTGAAAGCCGCCGAACCGTTCATCGTGGGCGTCGGCGGGCGGCGCGGCCAGACCGCCGAGAGCAGCGTGCACGAGCCGGGCGCCACCACGACCGCGAAATACGACGCGGCGCTCGTGCAGCCCACGCTGGCACCGCTGATCACGCAGCACGCCCAGGCGTCGGTCGACACGAACAAGCCGGTCACCCGTCCGATCGGCACGATGTGCGCCGAGGTGAAGGGCGGCCATTTCGCGCTGATCGCGCCTACGCTGGTCCAGACGGGCTACGGTGAGCGGGCCGGCCAAGCGCCGCGGTCGCTGGACATCGAGAAGCCGATCGGCGTCGCCCCGGCCGGTGGTGTGAAGCACGCCGTCGCCGCCGCGCACCTGGTGAAGTTCCGTGGCGACAGCACCGGGACCGCAGCGGGCGCCCCGATGCCCACCATCACGTCAGGCGCGGGCGCTGCGCGGCCCGCCGGTGCGGCGCACGCCATGGGTGTCTCGACGGCGTACCTGGTCCGCCAGTTCGGGAAGTCCATCGGTGCCGACGCGAACGATCCCGTGGGCGCGATCACGGCGGGCGGCAGTGGCAAGACCTCGCTGGCTTCGGCGCACCTGGCGAAGCTGCGCGGCACGAGCTCAGCAGCTGATGTCGCCGACGCGCTGCACACCATCAGCGCAGGCGGCGAGCACCACGCGGTCGTCGAGTGCACGCTCAGCCCCGAGCACGAGGCGGGCGCGCTGCGTGTCGCCGCGTTCCTCATCAAGTACTACGGCACGGCGCGAGGCGTCGACATCGACGAACCTCTCGACACCGTGACCACGAAGGACCGCCTCGCGCTGGTCACTGTGTGGGTGCAGGGCAACCTGTACGTGATCGTTGACATCGGCCTGCGCATGCTCCGCCGTGAGGAACTTTTCCGCGCGCAGGGCTTCCCGGCCGACTACATCATCGATCGCACGGCCGACGGGCGGCCGCTGAGCATCAGCAAGAGCGTGCGTATGGTGGGCAACTCCGTGAGCCCGCCGCCGCTCCGCGCGATCGCTGAGGCGAACCTCGATGCGGCGTACGAAGACATGGCGGTCGCGGCATGACGGTGTCCATCATCACGGGTGACTGCCGCGACGTCCTTCGCACTCTGCCGGAGGCCTCCGCGCACACCTGCGTCACCAGCCCGCCCTACTTCGGCTTGCGCGACTACGGCGTCGACGGACAGATTGGACTGGAACCCTCGCCGGAAGAATTCGTGGCCGAGCTCGTAGCGGTGTTCCGTGAGGTTCGGCGAGTTCTAAGGGACGACGGTACGCTCTGGCTCAATCTCGGGGACAGCTACGCCGGATCGTGGGGCGCCCAGTCGCGCGGAAACACTGCGGGCGAGGCGTCATCGAAGCTCGAAGGCTCGTCGATGCTGGAAGCGCGCCGCATCAGCGCATACCCGCTCGGGACATCGGGCACCGGTAGCCTGAAGCGTACCCCTGGACTCAAGCCCAAGGACTTGATCGGTATCCCTTGGCGCGTTGCGCTGGCCCTTCAGGCTGACGGCTGGTATCTCCGTCAGGACATCATCTGGCACAAGCCGAACCCGATGCCGGAGAGCGTGCGCGACCGCTGCACGAAGGCGCACGAGTACCTGTTCCTCCTGAGCAAGTCCGAGCGCTACTACTTCGACCAGGCGGCGATATCGGAAGAACTGGAGCCGTCGAGCGTCGCGCGGCTGGCGCAAAACGTGGATGCCCAGATCGGTAGCGAACGCGTCCCCGGCAAGACCAACGGCACCATGCGCGCCGTGGGCGGTAGCCGCCGCAACTCGTTCGCCCGCGAAACGAAAGCGTCAGCTGGCGATCACGGCCAGAAACCACAGCATCGCCTCGACCGGGACGACGTCGACTATACCGGTCGCCGTAATCGCAGAAGCGTGTGGACGGTGGCCACCCAGCCGTTCAAGGAGGCGCACTTCGCGACATTCCCACCCGACCTGATCGAGCCCTGCATTCTTGCGGGCACGCCCGCCGGCGGCGTCGTGCTCGATCCGTTCGGCGGCGCTGGCACGACCGGGGTGGCGGCCGAGCGCTTGGGGCGAGACTCCCTTCTCATCGAACTGAATCCAGAGTACGCCGCGATCGCGCATCGCCGCACCATGCAGCGCGGCCTCACCCTGCCGGATCAAGCCGCATGAGCCCGAACGCCTACCGCCCCGAAGCCAGCGCCATCGCCGGCAAGGTCCACACATTCGTCTGCGGCGGGCACCAGGTGATGTCGATCGCCGCCGCGGAGTCCTACATCCAGAAACTCACCGACGCCGTCGAGCAGGCGAAGAAGCAGGAGGCCGAGAAGGCATGAGCACCGAAAACACCGCCGACGCAATCCTCGCCGCCGTGTGCGACGCCCTGCACATCGGATCGGCTGTCCGATCGATGGATGTCGTCATGACGAACATCGGCAACCTGCAGCGCCGTAGCGCATGCCTCGACGGTATCGAGCGCGCGTTCTTCACCGAAGAGGTTCCGGACGAAGATGATCCGAGTGAGTCGATAGACGAGTGCTCGCTCTCGTGGGGAGCCACGCCGGAACAGTACGTCGAGACGTTCGGCGAACTGCTGGCCGAGCGCGCGAAATCGGCGCAGCAAGCCGCCGAGCCTGTCGAGCAGCCGAGGTCGAAGTGGCCGAAAGGCGACGCGGCGTTTGCAGAGTCGACGGCCGCGTTGAACGCATACCTTGACCAACTGAAGCCCGAGCAGGCGGTGGGCGATGGGGTGACGTGGATCAGCCGCACGGCGTTGCCTATGGTGAATCCGGCGCAGATGGTTCGTATCGCGCAGAACTACGCGCGGGTGGACACCGATCACGCCTACACCAAGGTTCCGAACTTCATGCCCCACGACTGGGTCGTGGCCGCTATGTGCGCTGCCTACGATGCAGGGCGCCAGAACATCATCGACGGTACTCACATTGAGGGTTACACGCCCGAAGCCATCGAGAGCGTGCGCCGTATTTTCGCCCCGCGCCCGGCTGTCGTCACGGCTGGGGATGGGGTGACGGATGAGATGGTACGGCGTGCTACGGCGGCTTATGTCGATGCAGCGCCTAGCGATTGCCCTGTCGATGTGGTTCCTGCACGCATCCGGGCAGCGATCATCGCCGCCCACCCGCATACCGGGTATTCGGCGGTGCCGGAGGGGTGGAAGCTCGTGCCAGTCGAGCCGAGCTGGTCGATGGTCAAGGCAGGTAATGCGTCGGACGGAACGATGCTTGGCATCTACACGGCCATGATCGCCGCCGCGCCGGAGGGGCCGGAATGAACCAGGTGATCGTATTCCCGCGCGGCCAGCTATCGGCCGAGGACAAGGCCAGCATGCGCGAGATGGGCATCGCCGTCGTCGAGGCCGACGATCCGTCGAAGGTGGTCACCGTGATTCCGGTCGCGCCATCGGCGCCGGTCGCCAATCCGGACGACCTGACGATGGCGCTTCTGCACGGCCTCTCCGTCTCGAATTGGGACGAGCCGAAGGTGCTCTTCGTCAAAGAGCTGCACCGCCGAATGCTGGCCCGCGAGAAGACCAAGGCGGTGCAGTCGTGATTTGCCTACCAGGAGACTCCCTCACGGCGCTTGACCGCCTCTTGGGCTTCGAAGTAGGCCATGGCGTGCAGCGTGCCCTCGTCCCAGCTTCCGACCGGGATTGTCTCGCGTCGGGTACGTCCCGACACGGTCCCAATGGACTTCCCGTTCAATTCCACCTCCGCCGTCCAGTGGTACTCGCGGTCACCAAGCCTCTCGGTCATCCGGAGAGTGAATTTGCGGCCGTTAGCTTCGAATTCGTGGACCTTTCCCATGCGTGAACTCCCCATCCTGTTCAGTACGCCGATGATCCGAGCAATTCTCCAGGGCCGCAAGACGGTGACGCGGCGGGTGGTGAAGCGCCAACCTTGGGCTCATCACTGGGAACACGTGCCAGGATATGTCGGCGAGTTTCGCCACGAAGGTGGCAACCTCTGGCACTTCGCCCACCGCATCCCTCACAACCCGGAATGGGACCTCGAACGTCAGCAACGCGCGCCGTGCGCAGTCGGCGATCGGCTCTGGGTACGCGAGGCATGGCGAGCGGCAGCATCGCTCGACGCCCTCTCGGGATCCGCTATCGCCGACCGATGCATGGAGGCCGGCTACCGCAGGCCGTGGGCTCCAATCCGCTACGAGGCGGATGGCGCACGGAACAGCGCCAAGGACTGGCGGGAGTTTGGCTCGACGCCTGGCGAGGCCGCGCCGGGGCGCTACCGACATGCCCGCTTCATGCCCCGCTGGGCCAGCCGGATCACGCTCGAGGTAACCGCCGTGCGCGTGGAGCGGTTGCAGGACATCAGCGAGAAGCAGGCACACGCCGAGGGTGTCGACAACCACATGGCGGCCACCGCCGTGGGAAGCGACGCCACGCGCGGCGAGCTGCTACCGGCGACGGTCCACGGCTTCGCGCACCTCTGGGAATCGATCAACGGCGCCGGCAGCTGGTCCGCTAACCCGTGGGTATGGGCGGTGGAGTTCAGGAGGGTCGAACGATGAAGTACATGACCGTCGCCAAGTTCGCGGTCGAATCCGGCTACAGCGAGGAAGCCATCCGCGCCAAGATCAAGAACGGGGTGTGGCTCGAAGGGATGGTATGGAAGCGCGCGCCCGACGGCCGCGTCCTGATCAGCACAGAGGGATACGAGAGATGGGTGGAAGGGCGAACGGTGTCCGACCTGCAACGCAAAGCAGCATAGCGATCGACTTCTACTACCAGGGCGTGCGATGCCGGGAACGGATCCGGCTTCCGCCCACGAAGGCCAACCAGCGGTACGTCGAGAATCTCAAGGCGCAGATCCTAGCCGAGATCGCCCGCGGGACGTTCGACTACGCGAAATACTTCCCCGACAGCAACCGTGCTCGCACGATGGCGAAGACGCCAGGCGCGGCTATTACGATTGGAGAGGCACTGGATCGCTGGCTCGATGGCCGGCGTGGCGAGCTGACGCACACGACTTTCCGGGACTACGAGCTGGCTATCGCGAGGGTGTGGAAACCGGCCTTCGGCGCGAAGCGCCTTTCGGAGCTGACGCGCTCCGACCTGAAGGCTTGGGTGGCAGCGCAGACGTGCGGCCTGAAGCGCATCAGCAATCTGCTCCTGCCGATGCGAGGCATGTACGACGCCGCCATGGATGACGAACTCATCCAGACGAATCCTTTCACGGGATGGACGCCGAAGAAGGTCGAGCCACCGAAGGAGGAGGACGACGTCGACCCGTTCGACCAGGCGGAAGTGGCGGCGATCCTTGCCGCATGCGAGGGGCAGGTCCGTAACCTGTTCCAGTTCGCCTTCTGGACGGGGCTGCGCACGAGCGAGCTCATCGCCCTCCGGTGGGACGACATCGACCTCGCCGGCAGAACGATGACGGTTCGCCGGGCGAAGGTTCGGAAGCAGGTCAAGGCGCCGAAGACGCGGGCGGGCCGGCGCGTGATCACTCTGCTCCAGCCTGCCTTGGATGCTTTGCAGGCCCAGCGGGTCCACACCCAGCTTGCCGGAAAGGAGGTGTTCCTGAACCCGCGTACCGGCGAGCCGTGGCTGCACGACGGCCCGATCCGCAAGACGGCGTGGCAGCCTGCCCTACGCCGGGCGCAAGTGCGTTACCGCTACCCATACCAGACGCGGCACACCTTCGCGTCCACGCTGTTGTCCGCTGGCGAGAACCCCGTGTGGGTTGCCTCGATGATGGGGCACAAAGACTGGGCTATGATTATCAAGGTTTACGGGCGCTGGATACCATCCATCGCCCCTGACGCGGGGGCAAAGGTAGCAGCCCTTTGGAATCAAGCATCCACATTAAAGGACGTAAAGTGAGCATCGCAAAGTTATCTGTCTACGAGTTGTCCACCCTCGCGCAAGCTGGCGGCGGGTTCACCGTAAGCATTGCTGGCAAGAGCGCCTACGAGCTAGGTCTCATCGCAGCGGCAGCGGCAAACGGCGGCGCTCGTGTGACATTCACTGATGTAGGCAGACTTAGCGCCTACGAACTAGGCACGATCGCCAAGGCTGGTAAGGGCTTGGTTGCGTTCGTCGACTGA